TTACTATCTGGAGCTGCCCAGTCAACTGTGAAAAGATAGGATCCTCTATACCATTTCTTATCTTTTCCTAGATATTTCCCAGATGTGGTTAAAGCGTCGTAAACAGTAATAGCAGGATGATAACTAAAACAATTCCATAACTCCAGCTCATGTAGCTGCATTGTAGGAACGTCTTTGACCTCAAATCCATGTTGAATAAATGCGCTAAGCGGGAGTCTATAGTAGACCCCACCATTTTCCATAAGTGCATGAAACAATAGAGGGCGCCCTGCCATCGATGCCAGACCAAAAACCATACAGTCTTCCACCTCTCCATGGTGTGCTTTAAGGTCATAGAGATATTCTCTCCTGATCTGGCAATAGATCAACGGGATGTTTACATTTAAGTAAGCCATGTATCATAAAATCCTATAGTGCTGCGATTATTAAAATGACAAGTACAACACCTGCACCAATCACTTTTTTTCTGTGATTAGTCCACAAGTCTTTTATTGCGTCTTTTATCATATCCATAGTTTTCTCCTATTTAATATTACCCCAATTATTACCGGACGCGTAGTCTACCTTATTTGGTATCCTAAGTCTAATTGCATTTTCCATGATATTTTTTACTTTTTGAGCCGTTTCTTCATCCGGTATAGAAACGCATAATTCATCATGGATTTGAATGTGCGGGAGTATACCTGCTTTGTAAAGATTTACCATGGCTTGTTTTGTCATGTCAGCCGCACTTCCCTGAACTAATCTATTTAATGCTCGGTAAGTAAAAGCTAATCGGTAATGTTTATCAAAGTTTTCATATTCAGTATCCTTGGGATATTTCTCATGATATTTTGTTTTGGCTTGTTCTTTAGTTAGAACTGGAACGGGCTCATATTTATATGAAGTAATGTCTTCCCACTTTTCTTTTTCTTCATTATATTTTCTCTTTGTTGTTTTTATTTCGATTTCAAATCTCCCTAGTTCTGCATTCCATTCTTTATCATAGGGTTCCCATCTATCAAATCTACAAAACCGGTCTCCCAACGTATAAATAAGTTCATGTTCTTCGGCGAATTCAATTAATCCATTTGATAATTCTTTAATAAAAGGAACTTTAGAATGGTATTCATAAAATAAATCCCGGGCTTGCTGTGGGGTGAGCTCTAGTTCTTTTTGTAATTTCATTTTTCCCATTCCATAAAATAAACCTAAGTTAATCGTTTTTGCTTGACTTCTAGGAATTTTAGCCATTTCCGCGACGATAGCGTGGAAATCTGTTTTAGGGTCTTGGCTATAAGCATCGGCTAATGTTTCAGTACCGGGTAGTTCCCACTTCAATGCATAATTAACTACAATTCTAGGTTCTTGTTGAGAATAATCAAAAGATCCCCATGTGCACCCTTCTTCAGGAATAAATATTTCTCGGATCCTTTTTCCAATAGGTCCTTTAGCTGGGACCTGTTGAAGATTGGGATTGCTCATAGAAAATCTTCCAGTCACAGTTCCTCCTTGATCGGATCTAATTTGATTTATATCAGCGTGGATTCTACCTTTGTGCACAAAACTTAGAAGCCCTTCTACAAAAGCACTCTTTGCTTTATCACATTCCCTTGCTCGAGCGATCATCCTTAAGTATTTATTTTTATGAGTTCTTAGATATTGTTTAGGCAGTTGTGGCATTTTTGATTTGGGAGTAGTTTTATAATCTTTTATCTTTTGTTGATCCAAAAGTTTTTTAATAGAAGCTGAAGCCCAAATATCAACTTTGATTCCTGTTTCTTTGTGGATATCTTTCATGAGCTGATCTCGTTCTGTTTCTAATTCGTTGCCAAATTGTTTCGCTTTTTCAACGTCTACGCGAACTCCTTTAAACTTCATATCCACAAGGCAGGGAAATAAGTCAGTTTCTAATTCAAATATTTTTGTCAAACTTTTTTTCTCTCCCTCCGGATTAACAAAAAGAGTTTCTTTTAGTTTAGGTTCAAATATATTCCATAACTTTAAAGTTAACTTAACATCCTGTTCTGCATAATCTTTTACTAAACTGTATGGAAGTTTGTGCATGTTATTAAGAGGATCTTTAATGCCAAACTCTTTTAAAGATTTATCTTGAAGATCATATTTGTATTTAGTCTCTGTTAAATAATCCTTACTGATGGAATCTAATGTATAACGCATCCTGTTTTCATCTATGACTGAAGCAGCAATCATGGTATCTAACAGTTTTCCTTTAGGCATGAGCCCTGATTCTGCACGAATCCAACATACGTCGTACATCGCGTTATGAAATACTTTTTTAATGTTTGGGTTTTGAAATAATTTTTTATTTAATATATCCCAAGTTTCTTTAATAGGTAGATTTCCACTCATCGCATGACGAATAGGAAAGTATAAAGTTTGTTTTTGAGTGCATACACCTATCCCGCAAACATAACCTACTCCCCGTACAGCACCTGATCCTTTTCTTTTTAAGTCTGGATCATAAGTTTCTAAATCCACTGCCACAATATCTATGTCTTTTAAATCCAAATCATTAACATCAGGAGCAGTACACATTATTTTTTCTCCGCCTCTTCTTTAGTAATCCCTGCATTACGATACTCTTCTTCTTCCGTCATGGGAGTCATGTCAGGATCTTTGGGTTTAGTTAAAGTAAAACCAGGTGGTAAAGGTTTAAGGTTTGGTGTGTCGGGATAATCTCTTTCAATAATCATATCTATGTAATGTTTAGCTTTCAATAAATCTTGCTTTCCTCCTTTATCTGCATGCCTACATATATACTTTATTGCATTCCCTTCTGCAAATTTAAGATTATTCTTATTTGCAAATTCGCTCGGCTGAATTTTAAATTTTAAATAGTGAAAACCGCCTATCTGCTTATCATATGGTCCCATAGTCCCCTAAGCTCCTTCCTGTTTCTGATTTTAAAACCCACGCATCATATATTCCTCGACTAAACATAGTATATTTTAATCTTAATTCGATATGAGGATGTTCTCGCGTACCTCTTCTAAATATACTCAGATCACCTACTACGTTGTCAAATGTGGTACCTTTTATTTTATGGATATTTCCATATTTAACTCTGATCTTTCCATCAAAATCAAATCCATTCCTTATAACTCTCCTAATATAGAGCATTCTTTTTTCGTGTTGTTTAAGATCGCATCCCTTTGCTCGTTTTCGTAAGAGATCAAAAAATTTAATTTGTTTGACTGTAGGTTTTAAAAGTTTTAATTGAATGAGCTCATCAATTGTATAATCTTTGTTTACCCAGTCTTCAAATTTATAGATTCCTTTTCCATGTACAACTGCTTTACTCCCTAAGTAATCCCAAAAATGTTTTATCTGCTTCAAACTTTTAGGAGCCCCTTCAGTAAAGCTAGGCCATTCATCATGACATTTTAATTCTTTATGAGATACATGCGCTGACCTATCAATATGTGCATACTCTATTCCGTAAGTTTCAAAAAAATTTATTATTCTTTTATCACTCGGCTTCCCTCGATACGCAAAAATAAATGTTTGTTTAGTGTTTTTTATTTTTTCTAAGAGTCTCTTCAATCCTAAAGAAGGATTAAGATCAGCTAACTGGTAAATATTCCCTTGGATACCGGGAGCAGGTAGCCATGTTCTGTTGTAATTCCAACGTTTCCATACAGGTGCGATGATTTTCTTGCAAAATTTATTTATTGCTTCTCCACATCGCTTCCCTTCTGTTAATTCTAGCCAAGGCTTTGCGGCTATTTTATGAAAATATTCTGCGTCTGATCCAGCCCATTCAAAAATAGTTTGGTCAGGATCTCCAATCATATAAAAATGGTCATCTTTAACATTTTTAGCCATTTTAAAAACAGCTCGCATCTGAGGACGGTTGGTGTCTTGAGCTTCATCCACCATTAAAACTTCAATATCTGATTCTATTTCTTTTTCATTATACTTTGTAATCATGTCCGCAAAATCATACAGGTTGCCTTTGGTTTTATAATCTTCGTAGTCTTGTTTTAATTTTTGAAGCTGAGTTAAGTTGTAAGGGCTATACTCTAATCTGTTAGTAGTAGGGTGATGCCAATGTTTCTCTAACGTACGATCATGTCCATAAGCTGCCTTAATAAATCTAAAGAAGGGGTGATTTTTGTAAGGATCATCACCAATTTTGCCGTATGTAAATTCAACATTTATGTGACATAAGTTTTCAAAATCTTCCTTCTCTTTTTCCGTGAACACTTCTTTACGCTCCAGTTTTGTTTTACAATAATGATGGATAGTACAAATACGACTTTCAAAAAATTTTCTTTTACGGCCTGTTTCTTTAATTTCAGGAAGATCCATCACTGCATCTAGGATTTGGTTAACGGCCACATTAGTATGTGAGATTAAAACTATCTTATCAAGATCATACTTCTTAGCAAATTCCCTATATTTTTTTAATAAAAATGTATGGGTTTTTCCTGTGCCTGGCGGTCCTACTACAAATCTAGGTTTGGTCATTTGTAATCTCCTTTACTTCAATTGCTTCGCCTTCGATAATCAAACTTTCTGTGGGTACCTCATAATCATAAATACGCCATTGAACCTTTGATGCAAATTTTCCATTCTCGTTTTTAATTTTCCCATGTTTAATTGTAGCTTTTAATATTTGTTGAATCTTTAATACTAAATCTACTCGTGGCATATTTATTTTTTTAGAATCATTTAAAAAATCTTCAAAATTATTTAAATCAAATGCGAGATATTGTTTTTTCTGGTCATAATAAGGTCTGCGGTATTCTAATAAACTTTTTGGATCAGTGGAAGCTTGCCGCGCGTGTATATACTGTTCAAAGTATTTAATAAATTTCATATCCTCTTTAGCTTCTTCAACGTAATCATCGGAATAAGATCGGGCATCAAATTTCATTTTCATAATTTTATCAAAGTCTGTTTTTTTCATTCGAGGGACCCAGACTTTAGCTTGCTGCATAACTGCATCATAAAAAGGTCCTTGTTTCATGAGAGTGGGTCCATTCACTGTTATTTGTATC